AGGGACGCCGCTTTCGCGTGGCCCTCCTTCTCCAGCCGGTTTTTCAGGTCGATCAACTCCGTGGCCGTCCGCTTCTCGAAGTCACCGCGGGCGAACGTCGGAAACACCATCGAGCCGATCCAGATCGCCAGCACGCGGTGTATGTACGGGGCGACCAGGAGCAGCACCCCCAACACCAGAATGACAGTCTGTTGATTCAGCCACGGCATCACTGGCTCCTCGCTTTCCGTCGCCATACTTGGTCGGCACTCACGACACGCGATCGCTTCCGTCCGCAGGCTGGGCAGCGTAGGTATTGCAGCTGCGACGCGCCGGCACGGTGCGAACTCTGGCACCGCATCCTCGCGCCGCACTGGCACTCAGCGGGCGTTGACATAAAACCTCATCCGTGCGACAGCCACCGCCGCCCTGGCTGCGGCGTTGCGGATGCGGATAACCTGGCGGGCCGGCTCCTCGACCTGCGCCGCCTTCCAGGCTTCGAACGAGCGAAGGGCCACGCTGGTCTGCGGGTAGGCCGGCTGCGTGACGATCGAGCAGTCGAATAGGCCGCTCACCGATTCGATGGAGCGAATCACCTCGCCCCTCTCGTCGCGATCGTACTTCTCTTTCTTGGGGTCGACCGTCATCGCGAATGACGCGCCGGCGATGTCCCGCCTCCGTACTTGCGTGAGCAAGTCGCGGGCGAACTGGGTATCCGGCGGGTCGATCTCGAATAGCAGGCCACGCTCGTCCGATCGGAGCGTAAGGGTGCCGTTCTCGGTGCGGCCCAGCACGTGATCCATCGAATGATTGAAGTTTGCGATAACCGACAGGCTGCGCTTCGCCAGCACCTTGTCGAAGGCACCAGGAAGCAGCCGCTCCCGAAAGCCACCCAGGTCGTGACTCAGGCAGTCATAGCGGGCGCAGTAGCCGCGAAGCAGCATCTTGCCGTCGCTCCGCGTCTCGACGCCGAGCCCGTCCTCGCCCAGTTCCGCAAGGCCGCTAAACCTACGTTCCACTTCCATCGCTCTGCTCCTGTTGATTGTCCTGCGTCCCTTCGGGCATGGCTTCCGTCGGGGCCGCCGCCACGCCTGGCACGACGCCGCTCACCATCTGATTCACTTGCTGATCGGTCAGCGTCGGGAACGCCGCACCGATCACGGCCCTCGCTCCGTCTGGCGTGAGCAGCCCGCCCGATACGTTCGCCAGCACCTCGAGCAGCGAAGTCACCTGCGCCCCGTTCAGCGGCTCCTGCGGCGGCACCACCTCGCCGCCAGGCTCCTGCGTTCCCTCCGCGGGCGCGCTGGCCCTGGACAGCGGGGCCATGTTCAACTGCACGTAATACTCATCGGCCGCTTCGTCCTCGATCGGATCGTAGTCCTCGACGCGTCGAATGTCGTTCGGGCTGAGCGCGCCCAGTTGAAAGAGCGTATTGAAATACGACGCCCTGGCCGCACTGTCGCCACGCAGCAGCCCGCGGGAATCTATCTGCACGTACCACTCATCGCCGTAGGTCGAGAGCAGTTGCCGACGAATGGCCCCCTCGATTCGACGCTGCCACGGCGTAAGGGTGAACTTCTGAGCGTTGAGCGATTCCTGCTCCACGTTCGAATAGGTGCCGTGATCGAGTTGCCCGATCATGGTCGGGCCGATGCGGAAGGCCCGCGCCACCTCGGTCACGATCGCGTTTCGCAGGGCCATGTATTCCGAGCCCTCACGGCTGGCCGCTTCGATGATCTTGGCCGTCACGCCGTTTGGTAGCACGGCCGCACCGCCGACGTTCTTCGTCCCGCCGAACGTCCGTCGCCAGGTCGCTTTCAGTTTGTCCATCGCCGTCTCGGGGATGGGCTGCGACGTTTCCAGAAGCACGTTCGGGCGGGCGTTGTTTTCCCAGTAGGCGATCGCCGCCGTATCCAACTTGTGAGCCAACTCAACAGAAGTGCGGCAAAGCTCCGCTGGCACGACGCCCTTCAAGCCGTTGTCGGTCAGCCCGCGAAGGTGGTAGACCTGGTGAGCCTTGTATTCACGCTCCTGCCCATTCGGGTGCAGATACCGATAGGCCACGTTGCCGTCCTCCGTCCGCATAACGTCCATGCGAGAGGGGTGCAGCGGGCGCAACTCCGTGGCGAATCCCCGCTCACCTGGCACGACCAGGTTGTACGCGTTGCCATAGAGGGCGCAGTGGTAAACCTGTTGCTCCATCCATTCGAAATACGATTGCCACGGGTTCGGCTGGACGCAGAGCGTACGGTGGAGCGGGTGATCGGTGACTCGCTCGCGGTCGCCGTTCGGCTTGCGACGGTAAAGGTGGATCGGCATCGACGCGACCGTTTCCGACAGGAAACGAACGCAGGCGAATATCGCCGTGACGGTCATCGCATGGGTCGGGTCGGCTCCGTCGAGTAGGTCGCCATCGACCCAGCGGATCGGCGGGAGCGGGCTCGTGTCGGTGCGGAACGCACCCAGGTCACGAACCTCCCACTCCTCGGGATTGCCTTCTGCGATCATTCGGACGGCCTCCATCCCGAACACGCTACCCTGCAACCGGCCACCCTTGAACGTCTACAACTCGATCAAATCCCAGTTCGACGCCGCGATCTGAGCCGTCGACGCTAGGGCCAGGGCCATCACGCTTGCCGTGATCGGGTCGATGCGCTCGGTCGACTTCACCTTGCAGGGGGCGATGTTGCCGTTTGGGTCGCTGCGGATGGTGCAGTTCGACGCCGCCCAGTTCAGCACGGGATTATTCCCGTGTCGGATCTTCTTCTGAGCCACCAGGGTATCGAGCAGTTTCGTCGGCGCACTCATCGAGCCTATGCCCATCGAGTAGCCCACAACGTCGATCCCCGCCTGCTGCAATTTCGTGAACGTGCTGGCCGCGTTCCACCTGTCACCGGCCAGCCGACGCAGCCGGTGCCGCTCCGCGTACTCGGTGATGTATTGCTCGACCACCCCGTAGTCGCAGCGGTTCCCGTCCGTGCCGATGATCCAGCCCTCGCGAATCCATTGAAGGTACGGCACCCTGTCCTTCTGCTCCCGCTCCGCGGCGGTGTCCATAGGGATGAAGCATTTCAGATCGAAGTCATACACGCCGTTCTCGTCGGGGCCGAAGCAGAAAGCCACCGCGGTCAAGTCGCGGGTGCTGGCGAGATCGAGCCCGCCGTAACACTCGCGGCCTTCCAGCGGCTCCCGCGGCGGGTCGCCGCAAGCGGCCCAGGCGTCGGGGTGGAAAAATCGAGTGTCGGCCGTTGTCCAACAATTGAGCCGGTATCTGGCCCATGAGTTGAGTTTCGCACTCTGCGACTTCGCCTCCATCGCGTCGGCCCGAAACGACTCGAGCGGGATCGTCACGCCCAGGCTCGGATTCGCCTTGAACCAGGTGGCTTCGTCCCACCAGTCATCTTCGGGGCCGGCTCCGTACAGTTTGCCGAAAAACGTCGGATTGCTTTTCGGGTTCGCTTCCACCCGCTCCGCGTCTTGCCACCACTCCCACGCCACCGACTTGCCGCGTTCGTATCCGGCCGTGCTGATCCCGATGAGCATCGGCTGCGATCGAGCAGAGCCCGCGTACCGCAACGCATCGAGCAGCCGCCGATCACGCATCGCGTGGATTTCGTCCGCGAGTACGGCATGGGCGTTGATACCTTCGGCCCGCTGCGCGTCGCTCGAAAGCACCGTATACCGCGACTTGCTCGCGTGATGCACCAGCGTATTGCGAGAGTCCACCACCTCGATCACCTTCGCGAGAGCCGGCGAGGATCGCACCATCGCCGCAGCCTCGCGGAAGATGATCCCCGCGCTCGAGCGGTCGGTCGCCACGCTGACGATCTCCGCACCAGGCTCGCCGTCTGCCACCAGGAAATACAACGCGAGGGCCGCGAGCATCGTGCTCTTGCCGCATTTCTTCGGCGTCCCGATGAAGGCGGTGCGGTATCGCCGGTGGCCCTGGTCATCGACCCAGCCGAACAGCGGCTCGAGTATGTCCCGCTTCTGCCACTCCATGAGTTGCATCGGCCGGCCCGCCCACTGTCGGCCCTTGCTCATCACGCAGAAGGTTTCGATGAACTCGATCACCCTGTCCGCGCGGGCCTGGTCGAACGTGAAGCCACGCACGGCCTCCGGCCGGCGGCTACCCGTGCTTCGAGAGGAACGCCGCGAGCGGGTCATTCGCCTGTCCGTCCTGGGTGGATAGCCGCGCCCTGGCTGCGGGCGTCCCGCCGAACTCCTGGGCGATGCTCTGCAGAATCTTGTCGCACTTCGTCATGATCGTGAACGAGGCCGCGACCTGGGCATACCGCACTCGACCGTTCTCGTCCTTCATCACCATGACGTCGCCGCCGCGGGCGCATATGTCCTGGTGCCGTCGCCACTCCACCCAGGTCACGCAGTAACGCACCAGGGCGTCTACGTCGGTGTTTCCCAGGATGCCCAGGGCGCGGAGCCTGGGTACCAGGTCGTGCCACTTTTCCAGGGCATCGCCGGTCATCCACGCCGGCGGCTCGATGCCGGTCGTGATCGGCTGCGGCTCCAACGGGTTCGCAGGCCTCTTGCCTGGATTGCCCCGCAGGAGCCGCAGCCTGGTCGGTTCTTTCGGCCGTCCTCGCGTTGCCATGCAGTCGATGCTACAGCAATCGGGAGAACAAGCAAACCGGCCTACTCTGCCTTCGGCCGGCCGCGGCCGGCGGGATCACGCTCGAAAGCCTGGGCGTCCTTCCGATAGACAAACCACTGGCCTTCGATCTCGAAGGCCCGCACCTTGCCAGCCTTCGCCAGCGCACGCATCCAATCCCGCGACACGCCGGCCAGCCCCGCGGCCGTGCCAACACTCACCCACTCGCTCGGCTTGAAGCTCCTCATGCGATCACCCTCCGCTCGACGGTGCGGGGCGTCGGGTACTCGCGGACGATCTTGCCGTCGAGTTCGATGCCCATCTCGGTACGGTAGCCCGCGCTCTGCTTGTGGAAGAACGCCGCCCCCGTGTCGCTGCACTTCCGATGCATCGACCTGGCCCATTCCTTATCTTCGGCCCGATGCCCAGGCCCGCTTTCGCCGCCGTAGATAACCCAGTCGATGCCCGATATGTCCAGGGCTTCGAGCGATCCAAGGGCCGGCTCGTAACTGATGAACCGCACGACGGCCGGAATGTCCCGCAGATGATCGACACGCTCGGCCACCCGCATATCCTCGACGCTGGTTCCCAGCCAAACATTGTGATACCCGCCCGATCCCCAATCCTTCGGCAGACACTCGCGGATCCGCTGCGGCCGCTTCGTGAGCATTTGCCAATCGAGCCAATCGCACTCGCGGATCGTATCCCACAGCCGCGGCCTGGTGGCGGCGGCGGTCGGGTGATCCTCGGCCCAATCCATCATCGAGCCGCAGAACACGCGGCGGCGAACGCCGTCCCGCTTCGCGGCGCGGTTCCAGGTCTGGACGTTTTGCCAGACGCCTTTCGCCACCTGGCGAGGCTTGCCGGCTCCCCATACGTCCAGGCCCAACTTGCCGCTCGCGATCTTCTCCGCGTAGCAGTTGCGGCACCCTTCCGAAACCTTCACGCAGCCGATCCAAAAGTTAGCCGTGTGATCCGTCCATGCAATCAGCGTTTCGTCGGCCATCGTCGTTTCCTCCTGTTGATCCTCGAACCCCGATCCACGAGTCGCGGCCCCCAGGGCGGGGGCCGCTGGTCGCGGGCCGCAGGCGTTAGTTCAGCCCGATCGCCTGGCCCATGATCCGCTTCAACTCGCGGATGCCGTGGCCGCTTGAGCCGCCGCCGGTGATCGGCTGGCCCAGCCGCTTCGCCTTCTCACGCTTCTCGACCCGCTTGATCACCGCCTCGGCCTTCTTCCGCTCGGCCTTCTTGGCGTCGATCGCCTTGAATGTCTCGCGGGCCTGCTTCACGTGCGCCTTCGACTGCGCGAGTTGAGCGTCGATCTTCGCGATCAACGGACTCACCACCTTCGCCTTCGGGTGCTTCCAGCCCTGGGCGCGCCGCGTCTCCCAGGCCTTGCGGGCCGCGGCCTTCAATCGGGCCAGCCGCTCGTCGGGCGTCTCGGTCGCGGGGGCCGCGGCCTTCGCCTTCACCGGCTCCGGCTTCGGGGCCGGCTCGTCGGCCGGCACCCTGCAAACGTCGGCCGTGAAGTTCTCGACCGCCTCGGCGCACCCCTGACCGCCCAGGATGCGGGCGTTCGGGTAGGCCTTCTTCGCCGCCGCGATCCCGTCGAACTCGGCCACGAAAAAGCCTTGAACCTTGACGATCCAAAACTGCCGGCCCTTGTGATCCACGACGTTCTCGACCTCGAACTGGTGCGAGGTGTTTTTCAGCCCCTCGCGTTCGATGATCTCCTTCGCCACGATGCTCGGCCGCTTCTTCGCCGGCGCGGCCTCCACCAGACCCGCCTTCACCGCGGCCTTCGTCAACTTCGCGGCCACGCGGGCCTTCGCGGCCGGCGGGCTGTCGGGAGCCTTCGCCGTCGCCTTCACCTTCGGGGCCTTCGTCTGCTTCTTCGTCTCGACCTTCTTCGCCTTCGCCATGATCTCGTCCTCCAATTGGAAACCCTCACCACCATCGCCCGCCGGCACACGCCGGCTGTCGGCTTGTTCGTTCATCGCGACCACGTACAGCATCACCGCAACGTGCTCGGCCGCTTCTTCGCAACTCACCCAGTCCTGGCCCTCGTAGGGCCTGCCGTCTGCCACCACCTTGAACACAAGGGCCTTCGGATCGAACCGGCCCGCCACCTGGGAGCCGAACGCGTAAACGTGGACTCCCTCGCTCCCGATCCAGCGGCTTTCGCCGCTCACCATCGACCGCATCACGCGGGCCACTTGTTCGGCGTTCATCGTTCAGACCTCCGCTCGCAGGCGACGCTCGCGGAGAGCCTCGGCCTGCTCGTCGCGCTTGATACCCTCGCAGGCCGCGATCGCCTGGCCGAACACAACCGTCCCGCCGGCGACCGGCGTTCCGGCCTTCTTCATCCTGGCCCGCAGCACCTTCGGGCTCACGCCCAGGGCCATCGCCGCCACCGCCACGCTCAGCACTCGATCGAACATTGTCGGTTCCTCCTGGTATCGGGAAAACTGATCGTCATGGGTATTATACGCATCCGCGGATAACGTGGTTCGGTGGGGGTCGAAATATTTTTCGGCCCCGCCCGATCCCCTGGGGAACGTGGCCCCCAGGGGATCGGGGCCGGCGGTCAACCGGCCGCGGCCTCCCGCGCCCGCCTGGTCTCCCAGGCCTTTTGAGCGGCCGACAGTTCGCCGTCCTCGTACACCCTGGCCGCGATGGTGGGAGGCTCCGGCACCTCGCCCGTGGCCGCGAACCGGAAAGCCTGCTGCATCGCCAGCCGGAAGTTGATCCGGCCACCCTCGCGGCCGAACGTGGACAGGTCGGCGGGAGCCTTCACCTTCTCGGCCTTCAACACCTTCCGCACCAGGGCCGCTACGGCCTTCTCGCTCTCCTCGCCCTTGCCTTCGAACTTCACGACATGGCACCGCGACAGGAACCGGCCCGACAGGTGCTCGACGCTGTTCGTCGTGAACACCACCGCCACCTTCGGCGGTAGGTTTTCGAGAACGTCCAGCCAGACCAGTTCGGCCTGCTTCGTCATGGCATCGGCCTCGTTCACGATCGCCACGCGCCAGCCGCTGCCGGTGAACGGCCGGAGCCGGAGCGTCGCCGCCATATCCTTCACGGCCTTGCCGTCCTGCTCACCGCTCGCGATTTCCAGGACGCCACCTAGAACGTCGTTCTCGATGTCGCAGCCCAGGGCTCGGGCGATCGCCCAGGCTGCGGTGGTCTTGCCGACGCCCGACGATCCCGACAGGACGAGCGCGACCGGCTCGCCCGTGTCGGCCGCGGCGTCGACCGTGGCCTGGATGAATCGGACAGCGCGGGGCTGGCCGGCGATCTCGCTGATCTGCTTCGGTTGATACTTGCGGGTGTAGGACATTGTGGGTTCCTCCTGGTTTGGTTTGGCTATCGGTATCGGGAAAACTACTTCGTGACGTTGCGGGCGGCTTCGAGGCCGTCGAGGCAATCGCTCGCCTTGACTTCCTCGCAGGTCGGGCACTGGGCATTCGCGACGGCCCACAGCACCGTCAGCCGCTGCCCCAGGGCCTCGTAGGCTTCGGCCTTCGTCATGCCCAGGAAGTCACCCATGCCGCAGGCAGCACGGAGGGCACCGGTCTGCTTCTCCTCGAAGAACACGCGGAAGGCGATGCCGTTGTGCTTCGATCCCGCCTGGAGATGCCAGCGATACCCTGCGGGCGGGACGATGCCCACGGCATTGGCCGCAGCGGCGAAGGCTTCGAATCGGCGGGTCAGGTTCTCGGTCGTGATCATCATTCGGCCCTTTCGTTTTCGTGTTGTCGGCCACCGTGGCCTTCCTCCCTAATATACGCAGCCGCCGATAAAGGGTTCAACAGAATTCCGAAAATTTTTTTGGCCCTGGGATTCCCCGTGGAAACGCGGCCCCGCCCAGGGAGCCAGGGATAGGGGGCCGCAGCCGGAAGCCTGGGAGGGAGGCCCAGGGAGGCCCAGGGAGGCCCAGGGAGGAAACGGGGAGGAAGCCTCCCTATAGATAGGTTCCGCGATCGACTCGCACGGCCAGGTATCGGGCGTGCGCTCCGGCCGTAGACTCGGCGGCATCGACCACTCGCCAGCCCCGCGACTCCATGCCCAGGAACGTCTGCACGGACAGCCGCACCAGTTCGGGCGTGAACACCGGCGACAGCGGCCAGTCTCTCGGGATGCCCAGCGTCTCGCGGATGCTGTGCGACAACGCAGAGCCACCGCCCATCGTCACCAGGCCCAGCGTCAGAAACACGGTGGTCGGTTCTTCGATGTTCGGGAGCAGCCCGCACCAGTGTTCCCACGGCATCCCGTAGGTGTCGATGTCAACGACGTTCACCCGCAGGCCTGGTTGACTCACCACCTTTCGCGAGTCGATTTTCAATCGGCCCTTCTTCGGCTTTACATCGACGCCCCAGTACGAGGCGACCTCGAACTCGCGGCGCAGGTTGTCCCATATCACGCCGCTGCCCTGGCAACAGTCGAACACGCGAACGTCGCCGGCCGCGTGATGCTTGCGGAGCATATGCCGACGCAGGAGCAACTTGCTCCCCAGGTGGGCGTTATCAGTTTTCGTATTGGGCATCGTTCGCCACGGTCAACAGCGTGACCCCTTCGAGTTTGCCGATCTGCTCGAGCAGCTGAGCGATCTCGCCATACCGCACGACGGGAATACCGATCAAGGCCCAGGCCATCCGCGGCGGCGGCTTCACTTCGAGGCCCAGCACCTTCGGGGCCTCCTCCGGCACCAGGCCAACGTCCTTCGCAAGACTCTCGTACATCGCGGCCAGCCCCTCGCTGCCGGTCTGCACACTGTGCAGCAACTCCGATAGGGCGGTCGTGCTGGTCTCGGCCAGGGCCGCGATCGGATCTACCGACAGCAGCAACTTGCTCGCCTCGGCTTCCGTTACGTCCAGCACCAGCACCGGCACCTCCTGGTCGGGGGTAGTCTCGGCTCGCATATGGCCGTCGATCAGCATGAGCGAGCCGTCCTCCAACTCGCGGGCCAGCAGGGCGTCGGCATATCCGACTTCGGACAGGATGCCTTGCAGGGCCGCGCGCTGGCCCTCGGGGTGGGTTCGCCAGTTCGAAGGGTTCGGCACCAGGTCGCGGGCGCGAACCCGCCGCAACTCCTTCACGCGGTCGCGGATGCCTGGGGCCGGCTGGGATTCGGCTGCCTTACGCTTCGCCATTCAATCACCCCCTTTACTTTTTTGCGGATTTTCGCGTGACGGCCGCCAGGGGGTATGGCGCAAACGTGCTTTTGTGATGCTCCCCCCCCTCCCCATACGCGAAAAAGTGTGTTTTCCGCGGTAAAACAGCGTTTTCTGCATATTCGCTGCAATCACGTTTTGCCACTTTTCGGCTTTCGTGGGTTTTCGGCCGCGAAACACGCGTTTTTCGGCGTTTCGACCGAAAGCCTAGCGGAATCGGGAGAACAGTCTATCCCAGGTGATAGCCGCGCTTGATCTGTTCCCCGCGGGTCTTTGCCCCGTGATGCTCGACGCAAAGCGTCTGCAGGTTCGCCAGGTCATCGGTGCCGCCGTCGTGGCGTGGCACGATATGGTCAACCTGGGCGAGCCGGTCGCACAGCCGCCCGCACACTGCACAGCGGTAGCCGTCTCGCAGTAGCACCGCCTTGCGGATCGCCGCCCAGGCTATCGTCTGGTAGTGGCGTCGGTCGCGTTGGAGCCGCAGGCGTGGCGGGTTGAACTGCGGCACGTCACTGGGCATCCGCTGCTGCGCCTTCCAGTGTTTCGATGCGGGCGGCGAGCCTCGCGACCGTCTGCGTCAACTCCTCGAGCATTGCGTCCTTCGCAGCTGCGGCCGCTTCCTGCTTCGCTGCTTCCTCGTCTATCGCTTTCGCCTTCTCGGGGTCGATGGTGATAAGCATGGGTATTGCGCCTCCTATTATTCGGGCGGTCTGGTCGAGTGGAGCGGCTCATCCTGCGGCTCGGGATAGTTCGGCTCCGGCGGCGGCTCTGGTGGCGGAAGAACTGGCGTATTGACAATGGCAGACTCCGGCGGGTGAGTCGTGGCCCATACTTCGGGGCCGACGCCGATGCCGTCTGGCTGGGAGAAGTCTGCGACCCATGCCTCGCGGTAGGTCGTGTCCTTCGGTACGTCTGCGTCCGTGCCGAACAGATACGGCAGGCCCGCAGGAACGTCCTTCCTGGCGACCTCCTCGATCGAGAGTCCGCACTCGCACGGGTAGAGAACGACAACGCCGCCATCCTCTCGGGGGTAAATGACTACCTTGTTCATCGGATGATGCTCACCATGCAGGGCTGATCGGAATACTGCCACGCTGCTCCCGTCCACCGCCAAATCCATACCCGCACTTGCGAGGCCGATAGCACCTG